GAATTTGTACCGCCATTAGCTATTGGCAAAACTCCAGTAATATCGTTTGCAATGTCAATATCACCGGAAGTTACATTATTAGATCCATCTAGCTGTAATGGTTTTGAAGCCGTTAGGTCAGGCAGTTGAAAATTTCCAGTCCCAGCAGGGTTTATAATTACATTCCCATTAACATCTGTACTAGCAATAGTATTTCCATCAATCCTAATATTATCAACGTCTAGCTGAGTAACGCCTGTGACAGTCCCGCCAAGAATGCTATTACCATTAACATGAAATAATGCCCCCGGCGTATTTGTACCGACCCCCAGTTCGTTATTGGTATCATCCCAGAATAAATTAGCATTATCTTGATTAAGCCGACCGTTGGCATCGGCAAAGGTAACGCTTCCAGCGGTGAGCTGTGTAACCCCAATAACAAAGGGGAACCAATTAGTTGAACTTCCATCGTCACTTTTCCAGTAAAAAGCGCCGTCATCTTCCTTGATGTAAATTGACCCCCTGTCGGTGTCCTTGGCCACGGCGCTTGGGTCGTCTGAATCATTGGTTAGAATGCGTACATCGGACCCTTTAAATCTTAAGTTTTGTTTTAAAAGGAGTATGTTCTCCCCGTTGAAAATCGCTCCAGGACCAGCCAGGGCGTTGAACGTGAAGAAAATGAAAAATAAAATAAATTTCAAAAATTTCATAAATTACCCTAAAAAATCTATGGCCAGTCTTGTATTTGTATCGTTTAGTGCAGCGTTCCGCATATTTCTAATACTGACCCTGGTTCCAGCTGCAATATTACAATCAATCACGCCACCCCCAGGCTCGGAAATCCCAATAAACGTTAATCCACCATTTGGACCAGTATAAACACCTATAAACTCGCCAATATCTTCCTTTATTCGAATTTTTCGTATAATAGCGGCGCTTGACGTGACTACCTCTAAGGGATTCGATGCGCTTGCAGGAATAGGATTCGTATTTGGGTTAATGATTTCACCAAGCCCAGCTTCTAGATAATCAACGGGCTCCAATAACTGGGCAATATCAATAGGGTTGCCATTCTCGTCCAGTAATTTCGTTGGCAATGGCCTGCTGTTTGCTGGAGTTCCGGTGTCTTCACTTACTTGAGTGTCGGCTCCATCTCGGACAAACTCCATTGGCGCAGCATTTAAAGTTGTTTGCAAGGGAGGAAATAAAAAATATGACATATTATGCTCCCTTCGTGGTTGATTTAATTATCGCATCTAAAGATCCAACGCCGCCCGTTCTTGTGTAGACTACGCGAAGAAATTTAAATGTAATTAAATTAATATCGATTTTATGGTTTCCAGCAGCTCCGACCGCTGAAATCGTAGAGCCGAAATCAAGGGCATACCAATTTATGTCATCATTTGACCATTCAATGGTAAAGGTTCCCGTTGGAGTTCCGGTAAATTCTAAGAAAAAAGAAACAGCGTCGAATTGTTCAACGACCGTCTTGGGTCCGGTAATGGTTGCTGACATGTCGCCCGCATCGATTACTTTGAATGCTCTGGATAGTAGTTTCCTACTCACGATCGCCCCCTTATGGGTTACGGCCTGGTTAGCCTAGGTCTATCTGCGCTGAAGCCTTTGCGATTGGGTTTCGCGCGCTGGACTTACGGTGTCCTTAGTTTTTCTTGTTCTAGTATTACCTGGTTTTTGTTTTTGTTCAACCGTGGGAGTTCGTAAGCCTTGAAGGTGTCTTATCATTCCTGGTTGATCGTAAACATTAGTTTCTATGCCAAAAATTCTATTAATTTCCAATCGTTGTCTATAACCGAGTGAACCAGTTTTAGCCGCGCTTTCCATTACTTCAGAAAAAATTCTTTGATAAATTTCAGGGTAAAGCCTGTTTAAAACTTCGATTGATTCATCCGAAACAACGCCGCTTTCAAATTCTTGCAGGATATTTGCAGGGGATTCAACCGCTTTTAAATAACGATTAAATTTTGATATTTCTCTAAAATCTGGCTTTTGCTTGCTGAATGGAGTTTCTAGAGTTTTAGGAAATTTTTCCTCTAGTATTTTTTCAGCCGCGTATATTTTGGTGAATAGAGCATTTGCAATCCCAGGTGCCATCTGGCCGATGAGATTTTCTTTTTCGTTGAAATCTTCCAGTAAATTTTCATAGCTCGTAATGACTTCATCATATTTCTTTTCGTATTTCTCATAGGTCATCGGTCGAACCTTAGCGCCTTGGGTTTTAACAGTCCCAACCGCTATAGGTCTATTGATTCTCTCTAGAAACTTACTGGAAGCTTTTTCAATGCCAGAAACTAGGTCAATATTATTGGTGTACATTTTATAGAGAAGGTATGACTCGATGTTATCACCAAATTCCTGGGTAATTTTTCTTGCACCAGCTCCAATTATCGCGGCTGGTATTGCTAGGCTTGGATCAATAATAGCTCCCATCATCCCTGTAACCCCGCCGGAAATATATCCAGTTAGGCTTAACCCATTCTTGCCAGCTTCTCGCCCAAAAGATCCATCCACCAGATCATTCATGGTTTTACCTAGAGAAAAATCCTTTTTCGCTTGCTTGTAGGTTGCGACAAGACCAGAAGCCCCTTCCTCTCTACTCATAAGCTTAATTAAATCCTCTTCCATCTTGAATCTAATATCTCTAGATATTTGTTGAGACATTGGAAGATCACCAGCGAATTTTTTAATGGTTTGGTCAAGACGTTTGCGCATTTCCCTTAATTCAATGGGCGAGAATGGGATTTGCTTATAAACTCCAGGTTGAACTTCTTTCATTCTTAATTTTTTATAACCTGATGCAATCTCTTTAACTTTTTCCATTACGCTGGCGCTTTCTGGTAAAACTCGACCGGTCACTGGGTCGGTTAATTCGCTTTTATATTTTCTTAATAAGTAATTGCCAATTTCCTCGCCGGTCAAGGTGCTTTCTACGCCATTTTGAATCATGTAGTTTTCAAGCTTAGCGAGCGAGTCGTCCATTCGGATCACCGATTTATCCATGGTATTATTAACATTACCAAGAAACTCGTCTAGATCCGTTAATATGGCAGTGGCACCCTGAAATTTAGTTCGATAGTGATCCCTCGCAAATTGCGCGAGTTCTTTAATCTGCTTCTCGGTGGTTTTGTTAAATTCTCGTGCTTTAAATCCAAGGGCGCGAAGAATTGAAACATCATGGCGCTTGATAAATTTCTTTCCCTTTTTAGGAAGCTTGGTCCTATATGACTGCTCAAGAGCTTCACTTAAAACATCAGATTTTTTTATAATATAACTATCTTTAAATTTAATTCCATCATACGCGCCTAAAAGGTTTTTAACCTCTCGTTCTATATAGTTACGGGAAGCCGTGAATTGATTAGCGTCAAGCTCTCTCTGAGTTACAAGATTACGCTTTTTCATTTCCTCAAGTGCATCAACTTGCAAAACTCTAATTTTTTCTAGTTGTTTTTGGACAGTTGGAAGGAATACATTATCAGACCTGCGCCTTGTCTCTGCTGCAAGTTTATTCAGTTTGACAATTTTTCTAGAAAACATATCTTTTTTGTCTTTCAGAAATGCCATAAGCTCTGGAGTAATATGGGCATCATCCTCAATTGCTAAAGCGACTAAGCGCTCGTAAATTCCATCCCCTGGAGTATAATCATCCAACCTGTCGGCAAGATTGATTATTCCAATATCATTTCCAAAGGAATCCAATTGTGCGACATCATCCATATCGAGAATATTTCCCTCAATTTTTTCAGGGTTAATTAACACAGATCGGTTTTTGTCTTTATATAGAACCGCTTTTCCAGACTCATCAGGCTTTAGAAATATTCCTTTTTGACCTGTGAAATCTTCGTTTCTGGTGTGCTTTAAAACGTCATGCTCAACCTTTTCAATTTCCCCGATATTTCCAGGAAGTTCGGCAAAGTCTCGCATTTTTTTACTAACTGCTTGACTGGTCTTCTTGTAAGCTTCAATAAATCCCTTACCGGTTGCCCCTAGAAGCCCGCCAGTCGCTCCACCCATGGCGGCACCTACGCCCATCGCATTAAGCACTCCATCAGCTGTTAATTCTTCATTATTCATCACGGCATCGTGGATATGATCACCAGCGGAGAATGCAGCCCCATCAATAGCGCCCTCTGTGGCGAGCTTGGTGCTTACCCTAGCAATTCCGGCCAGGCCTTTTGTGCCAAATTTTTCCGCCACCAACTTGCCAGCTTTTACCGCTACTCGATCCGCCATGCCTGCCATTGTCATACGAGCTAGACGCGCAGCAGCCGACTTGCCGCCAGACATTAATCCTAAAGCAATAGAAACCCCGACATCGGTCGCAGCATGTAGCTGAGGATTGAAAAACTCCCTCTCTAAAGCTCTTTGCTTATACGCCTTAACTTCTTCAGGGGCAGCTTTTTCAGCGCCCAGAAGCGCTAAGGAATCAAGCCCTACGGTGGCAGCTTTCACCGCCCCTTCGGCAATAGTTTTAAGTTGCTCTGGAGCGCTTTCTCTTAGTTCTGCCCGTTGTTCAAATTCTTGCCTTTCAGGACTGACATATTCAAAGCCCTGCTCTGCTATAAGTTGAACCGCATCCTCTGGCTTGTACTGAGCCGATCCTTCTGGACCGCGCAGCAAAACAGGTTGTCCCGATGGAAAGCCAAATCTTCCAGAATAAACAGCCTTGGCAATTTCGCCTTCTGGAATGTCTACAAATTGATTAGTTTCAAGGTCTAGCAGTTGTGCCATTATTTACCCTTAAATTTCTTTCGCCATTCTGAAAATCTAGAAGTGTCGAATTTCCTTGGCATTAAATTTGGATCTTCAGGAATTCCGTGCCGCTCAACCTCTAGCTTTAAATTATCAACTAAATCCTGCCTGAGAGCTTCAAATCTATCCTGATTATTCACGTTCCAGATTTGTAATGGATTTTGAGGGGCAACACCGCCCAAAAATTTAATATCAGTTTCCTGTAAAACACCAAGCTTGTTTAGTACCGACAAATTGGCGAGTAATTGTTTTGCCAAAGTTTGAGCCTGCGCCCTCGCTTTAGTAAATGGAACCTTTCGTCCAGCACTCTTCATTTTTCCCAAAATAATATCAATCTTTCTCACTGCTGATTTTGTGGTGATTAACTGATTGTTAAGTTTTGCCACTTCCGCAGGTGTTTGGGTACTTTGATATCCTAAAGCCTTTCCAGCCCTGCCCTTTCTTCCAGTGTGAACAAAACTAGCCTTATCAGATTTAGTTAGCATTTTATCAATAGTAGTCAACCTTCCAGTCACTCCAGGATCAGTGCCTTGTGAAATCTTTTTATCTGCCTCTCTAGCAGCGATAGCCTTTTCTTTCATTTCAGCTTCGGCTATTTTTTGATTAATTAATCCCGTTGCCTTGACCGCCTGAGCAGCTATTTTAGGATTCTTGGTATTTTGTACCGCCCTTCCTATTTGAGCTTTAATCGTTGCAAGTTGAGCTTTCATGGTCATTAGCGCGGCTTTGTCATCACTTCCAAGCTTTGCCCTAAGCGCTGAGAATAGATTTTTTGCCCTATCGCCACGATTTCTATAGTCCATAACCTGGGCTTGAACATCACGATCTATTTCCTTGTCGATCATTTTTAATACTTGATTCTCATTGGCACCAATTCCGGCCAGAAAAGTTCCAAGAATTAATCCAGCCTTTTGAAATCCGCTCCGACTATTCCAATATCTTTGGGGATCTATTTTTCCGTTTTGTAGATTTAAATTAATATCATTCCAAGCATTATTCATTTTTAGCATTCGGGCTTCACGGTCAGCCACAAACTTAGCAGTTAACCTTTCCTGCTCTTTTGCAAAAACTTCTTCACCTTTAGATTTTGCCTTGGCCGTAGCTATTTCAGATTCAGCAATTTCTTTTTCAGCTAAAGCTTCTTGCTTGGCTCCAGTTTGAAATTTACCTAAAGAAGCCTGGCTTTTTACTTGTTCTTCTTTTTCAATATCCGAGCGAGTAGGAGCATCGGCGACCTGTGGACCCTTATAGCCAACACCTCTAACCTTTCCATCAACTTGAATTGGTTGATCTTGGTTGACCACTTGCTTTTTAGGCTCCCCCCAGCTTCCAGAAGCCCCACTAGCAGGATCTCTTTGTGCTGGTGCTTGGCCAGATAAATTGGCCTTGGGCATACGAACTAAAACGTCTTCGTCGCCTTCCTCTAATATGGTTGCACCTTGTAACATTACGATCCCCCTTTGGCGGCGGCTCCAATTCCTTGGCCAACGGCGCGGACAAGTTGCTGTCTTCGCTCTTGACCTTGCTCAAATAATCCGGCCCTTAGTTTTTCAGGCGCTAAATATGCTTGGCCACCTTCTTGCTGTAATCTTCCAAGCTGACCTATATCGGCTTGTTCTTCTTGTGCCCGCATTACAGCGCCTTTCTGAGCTACTTCTGCGCCAGTTCTTTCGGTTGCCCTGGCAATCATTCTGGCTTTTAATCCTGGAGATACTCCTGGAGCGCTTCTGATTGCTGAAATAGTATTTTGTAAATTTTGTTGAAGACCAGCGGTAATCGCCTGCTCACCAGCGCTTGCACGTTGACCAGACAGGCGCTCACCAAGAACACCCATCAGCTTTTCCCTGCCTTCTTGGTATGGGTCAACTAAATCGATGCTAGGTTTATATTTTTCAGTTCCAGTAATTCCTTGAAGTTTATCAAATAATCCGCCGAATCCACCGCCCTCGACTCCGCCATCTAACATGGATTCCCCGCCGAGAATAGTCCCGCCTAGCCCGCCTAATCCAACGGCTCCACCTCCGCCACCGAGTAAGCCGCCAATTGTGCCACCAACGGCCGACCCTATTGCACCTTGTTCGAGAACGTTATCTATAAATCCCATAATTACCTCTACGCCTGTTTAATCGCCGGTGTTTTAAACGGTCCTTTCTTAACACCTAACTGGAGAGTCATATTACTCAGTCTAAATGATTCCCCGTTAGTGTCTACATAGTTATCAATTATTTCAAATTTAATTGCCTGACATTTTTGTTTTATTAAGTGTACTTTCCACTGAAAGGTTCCATCAAGCCCACCGTCAAAATCATCGTCTGTGGGCTTGCTCGTTACGTTGTATTTGCTGGCATCTTGAGGGGTTAAGGTATAGGAATCCCAGGCATAATCCTGATAATCATAATAGACATTCAGGGTTATAGTGTGATTGGAAACATATTCGCCAAGTAGCAAAAGCCTATAGACTCTAGCGAAATCTTGAATTCCCTGGACTTTCAGCCAGTTTGTTTTAATTTTCTGCTGGATAAATGCCCCATCGTCATCCCGATCATTTTTAGATACGAAAACTTGGGCAGAATTATTAACCCGGACATATTCACCGTTCCAAAAGGTAGATCCATTCGCCTGGTGGTTTGTGTACCAAGACCATTGGCGGAAAAAATAATCATAGACCAGGCAAACACCGTTTTCAGTGGTGAATCTAATCTGATTAATATTCTTCATTAAGACAGCGCCGGTTATATTTTCGCCGTTATGTTCTTCAACATCAGCGCCAATATAGGAAATATTCAAATCCCTACCGAGAAGATAAATACCTTTTTCTGATTTAAAGAAAATCCCATTAGGACTTAATATAATTGATCGTGGGTTTACCGTTCCAACATTTGTGCTAATTACTTCTGGAAAGAATAAGGAGTTTTGAGCGCCAGCATTGTTGGCTCCATCACCCTGGGTAAACAATATAGTCCGATCTTTAAATATAATAATTTTATCATCGAGAATCATTGTCGCTCGGACTTTCTCAGCGCCGTGATATTCTTTATCGTCTGCACGAATAGTTAGAAATCTTGAGTTCTCGGGTCGTATTTGCGGAGTGTATGTCTTAGAATATTCAAGTTCGTCAGGGCGGTCACTGTTAACAGAAGCATACCGACTTTTAAAATTAGTAATGGATCTTGTTGGTCTTGGGGCATCGTTTTCAAGCACATCTCCATTGAAATAAGCTGGTTTATTATCAACTAAGGCTGCATCCAATACGGTATCGGTGTGGGTACTAGTTATCATGGTGGGATCATTCGCGATTCCTTCCGCTGGAGTCACTTCATAATAAACAGTCCCATTGTTTTCGGTTCGATAAATATGCACTCTAATTGCAGCTGTATTATCCCCAATTTGGTAATTTAAATATTGAACTAAAACATCTTGAGCAGCTGGAGTTGCCACTAGTGCTTGGCTTGGGCTTGATATGGTTTCTTCACCATTTTTATTTATAAACCGATAAACAACTTTATATAAAAAAGTACCAGTCAAAGCCCCAGCATTAAAAGTAATCTGATTAATTACAGGCCAGTGGTTAAAGTTTTTCTCTCTGATGATATCGCCATCATAAGTTTTTACGATTGCCCCAGGTATGGCCAGTTCCCCGCCTATGTCTTGAGGGTATCCAATATTTAGATCTTTAAAATTAAACTTACAAATTGCGGTCACTGATCGGCTTGTTTGAAATCTAGTGAAAGCATCATCGATTTGAGTTTTAACTAATTGGGCAGCGATAGAAATTTCATTGCCGCTAATAACTGGCTGTGGGACTTGTACTAAATCACTCCAAACGCCAACCTCTCCAATCTCTCTGGTTTCACCTTCGAAAAACCTTCCAACTACATCACCAGCGATTGAAACCAAATAACAACTTTCCTGGGATAAACTTACGCTACCAACTGAAGAACTTGCCAAGAAATATGCTATGCCGTTTATAAAAAACGCCTTGCTTGATACAGACGAAAGTCTTTGAAAGCTAGTGGTTGCTCCGACTGCGGTTGTGCTAATAGTTAATACAGCTTGAAATATTTCTCTATACTGAATACCCGCGAGGGTAAAAACTCTGGTGTAAAAATAATAAAATGTATCACCATCAACTACGCAGCAAGCTGGATTGTGCGTGACGATCGGAGTATCTGAGGAAATTTGTGTCGGACCAGCAACAACAGAGAAAGAATCATCAAAGCGGTAATAATAGTGTTCTCTGGTGCCTGCATTATTTCTCCCAACAACAAAAAACCAATTATCCAATGTTGCATCATAAGTGGCAACTATATTTGCCCTAATGGTTTCACCTGCTGGCCAGGTGACAGTAATGCTTGAGTTGGAAAGTACAAGACTGGAACTTAAAAAATCAACCTCAATATTTGCTCCGGTTGAATCAGAATATAATACTAATAATTGGCTTCCATCTGTTGCCCATTCTAAATATGGAGCTCCGGCCCCACCAGTTAAGGCGGTGCTTGTAAAAGTATTTGTGGCTGAATCATATTCTCTATAGGCTACGTTTCCGGTCGCGCTATCGACTGTTAAGAAACCCGCCCTGGCTCCCCAGGTGACAGCATAAGCCTTAAAAGTAGAACCAAAACTGATGTCACTAATAGCGGTTTTTGTGACAATATCGTAAACGCAAATCAGTACATTTGAAGCGTAATTTATAGCAACATATCTATAATTAGCGTTTTCGCCATGGGAAGTGGATCGAATATCTAGAGAAGCTGAAGCTGTTTCATAATCAAAGCTGCATGGGCTTGCCCTTCCAACCTTCTTCCATTTATCAATCTGTTCAGCCCAGGAAAATGTTCCAGACGTTGTATTGATTAAAAGTTCATTATTTAAATTAAATGCGTGAACGACATTAGATATAGAACCACCACCAATAACATCCCCAGCAAGAAGCCGTTGTCCGCCGCGTTTTTTGATTGTTCCATCGCCTTCGTGATGTACGTTTTCAAGCGCTTCATGTTTACCTGCCAGAAATTTATTAGTTTTAGTGTCAACGCCTTCGGTGAAATTTACCGGGACGTTCACTTTTTGTAATGCCATTTAAAACACCCATAGGCTAACTTTGCCTGTTCCAGCCGTGGTTTTGATTGTTAAATAAAGATCGTCTTGACTTGATCTTGTATTTTGAACTATTAGTCCATCTTGATTATCAACAACCATAAAACCGATATATTTACGTCCCAATTTATGCCCCAAACTAATATTTGTTGTCGAAATTGAAACATCTTTAATTAAAATTCCGTCAAGTATTTCCTGATTATCAATTTCCTCAAACTTTTCCTTTAAATTCCCTTGAACCATGTCCACTTCTCTAAAGCCAGTTTGTAGGGATTTAAATTTTTTCAACATTAATAAAAGTACCCATCATAAGAATAGTTTGAAGTTCTTCGTACATCTGAAACACGTTCAGTTTGCCCTAGGTCTCTACTAGCGGCAATTATTTCAAGGTCACGCTTAAATTCTGCTTTTTGTGCCATTAGGGCGCTTGGATCACTCTCTTCCTTAGTGACCATTTTAATGGCCGTATCTAAAATAACAAATTCTTCCCAGCCGTTAATCCCGTCAATGGTATCTGTATCAGTTTCCAATTTGGGAGCTGTGGGCAGATACCATAATTCAATTTGAGCTGTAGTAGCGTTCTGTGGAACAAATTCAATCTTATTTCCAGTGATTCTATAACGTATATAGGCGGTGCCCTCGAAACCCCAAATAACGGGCTCTGAATACCTGTTTCTCTCTTCAAACATAAAAGGTTTAAGAGTAATTGATTTCGTATTTGATGAGACTAAATCAACGCCACGCAGCTTATAGAAATCTCCAGGAAGTCGATAGAATCTATCGGTGGTATTCACAGAAAAAGAAAAAGGTTTCGTTTTGGTGAAATAGTCTGGATAAGCTTGAATTAATAAATCATAAAGCTTTGCATAGCTTCGATTGATATATCTAAGAAGCTCAGCTGAATTAACAAAATTGGAATTTTCCATATCTGCTCTTTCAGCAGCTTCTTCTCGAATTTCAGATAAAGTTACTAGACTAGGCACTAGGCCTCCTCTTGGCCTTCCCTCTCCATTGATTGCTCATGAGTGATTGACCTAACTAGATTTTCCAAGGATCGCATCGCATCTTCTTTGTTGCCGTTTTGAATGGCGCTCATGAATCGCTGTAAAAGTGGCATGTGGCGAGAGCTAGATTCCCCATCATTAGATGATGAAGGTTCATAATTCTCACCCACGCCACTATTAAGCATGATTGCAATGTGATTTTTCTTTTTACCAGATCCCATCATGCCGAACATAATTACCGCCCAGAAGCGTTGCGGAGATCCATCTCAACTAAGAGTTTAGATCCACTTGGTAATTCTGTCGCCACTCCACCCGTAAGGGCCAGAAGATCGATGGTCTTGCTTGCTGCCATGGCATCATTAGCTGCTTGGAACGTAAAGTCTCGGGCGGTATTATCCACCAAAGTAACTCTAAGACCCATAACTAACGCCCATTTTTGAAGCATGGTAATTGTATAATCACCGGCTCCATTACGAACAACAGTAGACACACCTTTTCCCCTATCCACGGTGGGAGCGCCAACGGCTCCAATGGAAACGATCATTTTCACTGTATGCGTTTCACGCTCTAGTGATCTGACCGGGAAGCTATATGGTGATGCCATAAAATACCTCTTAAATAGGGGGACCGAAGCCCCCCAGATTATTATTCTAAGCGAATATTTGCGTTGTGCCCTGGAGCATTACAACCTGGAACAGAGTATCCACCCACGCGGAGTTCTACGCTGTCAGCATCAGAATCTCGTAGCACTCGATTTCCATCAAGGTCTAGGATACGGATACATTTTTTCAAGGAGTAAAGTTTCCAAGATTTCATCGTAAGCATAAATCCACGATCCGTTGGACAGTGAGTGTCTGCAATTACGGTTACAAAACCCTTAGAGTGGTTCAACTGAATTCCTCGGAAGGAAATATCAGCCCGCTTGTACGCTTGAGGGAAGAAGTATTGAACTTTAGAGCCAAGTGACTTTTCAAGTTCTGAATACTTGTCATAAGAAACCAAACAAACGTCTGGGTTTCCACCTTCGCGACAAACTAAAGAGGCGGAATCAATCAATCCTTCCTCAACTGAAACACTAGAAGCGTCGATTCGAATACCGCCCAAACGAGTTGGATCAGCAGATCGGTCAACACCTAAGAAAGAGTCACCAGCTGTAGGAGTGGTTGAAGGAAGCCATCCCAAAAGACCAGGCATTTTACTGTCATAGTCTCCATCTACAAAAAGGAAGTCAGTGTCAGCGATTGCGCCAATGCCAACGTTTAGAGCAGCGGAAGTTTCTACAGTGCCATTGATTCGATCAACACCAACAATAGTTAAACTACCTGCTCGGACTGCACCGCCGCCATTGGCAGCAGATGACTTAAGTACCATTCCTACTTCAAAATTAACCACGTCTTCAACTTGGTCTAGAGAAATAGTAGTACCCGCCAAGGCAGTACCCGTTAAGATACGGCCAATTTTACCAGTACCGGAACCAAAAAGGTCACGAGACTTTGAGTTGATAGCAGCAATCATTGAGCCATCAATTTCAGTGGTAAGTGCGCGCAAAAAAGCGCCTTTGTCATTCTCAGAAGCTTCAATCACTTCATTTGCAACGGATGCCAAAGAATAGTCAGCAAAACGCTCTAAAAGAAATTTCTTAAGCTTTGAGTTGTTTTTATTTGCTTTCGCCTGCGTAAAGTCAGCACTCCGTCCTTGCGGGTTAGCGTAGATGATAGGCAATGGTAAGTTTTCACCATAGAAACTTTCATCTTTTGCCAACATGGCATAGAAAGGATGATCGACATAAGTCATATTCTCAACTTTAGTAGATGAGTAATACTGCTTAAGCGCTGGCGCGAAATAACTAGCTGAAATAGCCATTATTAAACCCCTTAATTAGAACCAGACATCGTTTTTAAAGCCAGTGCGAATCTTTCCTCGTCCGTGAGTTCAGATTCAGGCTTTTGACCCTGATTGGTTTTAGTAAAATCAGAGTTACTTAGATTATTGGGTCCGGGGTTTGACTGGGTGGACTCGGTTGTTTCTGACTGGTTTCCGATAAATCCCTGCAACTTCTTTTTCAATGTATCAGATTTTAACATAGTTTTAAAATTCTTTTCAAGGTAGGATTCGACGCGCTCGCTATAATGGTCAAATCCCTTGATTAATTCTAGTGCTTTGTCTTGACCATATTGCTCTAAATTCTGGTCAAATTCAGCTGAAATCAAATTAAACACCATTTCAGAGTTTTCCGTGCCGGAGATTAGTGGATATTTCTCCGAATTTTCCGAAACAAAACTTTTTATATTATTGATGCTGTCTTGGATATCTGATTCCGCTTTTGCCTCACTTTTTTGCTTTTCCTGGGCTTCAGTGATTTCCTTAAGGATTTCAGCTTTTAAATCATCCCGATTAATTGGCTGAACTTCCGGTGTTTCTTCGGCTTCTGTCTTGTCGCCAAAAAGCTCGGATAAAATGTCATCGGACTGGCTTGGTTTTCCACTATTGTCCTCGATCATCTTTTTTAGTTCAGTAATTTGATTTAAAAGGTCTGCTTTTTCCCTTTTGTGGGATTCTTTGATTTTCCAGACTTCTTTTTCAAGTTCCATATTTTTTTCAAATTTATTATGGAAATCATCTTCAGCTGTTTTGGTCGGATCTTCTTCGGTTTCACTTTCCGCATTTGGCACAATTGGCGCTTCTTGTGATTGATTAGAAGTTCCATCGGTTTGCTGGTTTTCATTCGTGATATTGTTTACCACGTCCTCTAAACTAGGTGTTGCTTCTGGAGCTGAGGCCATTTGTTGACTGTTGGATGCCTGTTGCCCTGGTTGGGCAAACGCTTGATTGTTCATAACTTGTTTCTCCTATTATTACGGTGTTATTTTTCTCAATTCCTCATCGATTGCTTGTTGATCTTGATTATCTGCTTCGGCGGCTGCGACTTCATCCGGGGTTATTCCAGGTTGAATATCTTGAACGGCCCTGGCCTGAAGGACTAAAGCTCTTTCAATCCATTGTGTGAACAGCTCGACTTTTTCTGGTTCCAAGTCTCGATTTTCATAATAGGTTAGGGCATTTTGCATCATCTCAAGCCCTTTGTTGAGATCCATAAAAGGATTAGGGGCAACCAAAACGCCTTCATCAACAATGCGCTCTATAGTTTTATAGATAGATTCTTCACCGCTATTTTTGAATTTTCCATATCTTTCTAGGTCTGGAAAATTTAATAATGAGAGAGCGTCTTTTTCGTCAACTAGTCCACGATCCATTAGGTGCTCAACATCGGCAAGTCTTCCTGAAGGCGTGGATGCCAGAAAGTTTGATGGGTATACTTGTAGCACATAAGCGTCCGACTCCATGTCTACATCTTTCCATTTGATAAATTCCACTCCATCAGCATCAAAAGCTTGCACTCCAAATTCTGGATCTTTTTCAGCCAACTGCTTACTGCAATCGATGATCTTCTTCACCATGTTGATATGAAATTGCTCGTATCGTTGCGAGACAATAGA